AGAGAGCGGCTCAGTCCATCGCGCAGCATTTGCCAGGTTGAATGAGTTGTATGGGGAATCGCAATTCTGGACCGAAGCCTAAACCGACGGCGCTCAAGATGTTACGAGGCGTGACGCGGTCGGATCGGTTAAATCGCTTGGAGCCCATCGTACCAGCGGGTGAGGTGGTCAAGCCGACGCGGTTGTCAGCCGGTGCGCGGGTGGTCTGGGATGAGTTGATCCCGGTTCTACAGGGCATGGGGGTGATGACCGTGGCCGATACCAGGGCCTTTGCCAAGCTGTGCGAATTGGAAGCCACGGCGGAATCGGCCTCTAGTCAGAAGGACGCGCCGGGGTTTGCGCCGTTCGTAGTCAGTCAGGACTTCAACGGGGCGGATGTCGTGAAAATCCATGCGGCGATCAAGCTGGAGCGGGAGACGGCGACGGCGCTGCGCCCGTATTACGAGTATTTCGGGATGACACCCTCGTCCCGCTCGCGGATTGCCGTGCCGAAGGCAGAAGAGCCGGTCAGTAAGTGGGCTGGGATTCGATGACGGTGTTTGTGGTATTGGCTCCATCAGATGTGGTGGAGCAGGAGACCGACATCATCGCGATTTATGCCGATCGGTCCTCTGCTGAGGCCAAACTCCTGACATCCACCTTTACGTCTGGGCGTGGTGAGACCCTGACCGTTCATAGTTATTATTGGATTGAGGAACACACCGTGATTGAACAAGAGGTGTTGCTGTGAAGGCCAATCCTGGATCACAGCGGGCCGTCGATGTGATTTCCCGTCTGACGCATACGGGCGACTTTGCGGGCCAGCCGTTCAACCTGCGACCGTGGCAGGAGCGGGACATCATTCGGCCCTTGTTCAAGACGGGGCCGGATGGGCGGCGGGTCTATCGGACGTGTCTGCTGATGCTGCCCCGGAAGAATGGCAAGACGGAACTAGCCGCAGCCATCGCGACTTATAGCCTGATCTTCGATTCCAAGCAAGGGGAACTCTACCTGGCCGCGGCGGATCGGGATCAAGCGGGGAAGGTCTATCACGCGATGGTCGCCATGCTCCGGAATGATCCAGAGCTCGAGGCCGACGTGGAGATTGTGGAATCCCAGAAGCGGATCGTGCATCGGAAGTCGGGCAGTTTCTGTCGGGCTATTTCGGCGGAAGCCTACAGTAAGCATGGCTTCAATGCCTCGGTCGTGATTTATGACGAGCTGCACTGCGCGCCGAATCGGGACTTGCACGATGTGCTCGTGACGAGCCAGGGCGGGCGGTTGGAGCCGCTCTATATCGTGATTTCGACAGCGGGGTATGACCGGCACTCGATTCTGTGGGAACTCTATGCGCACGCGAAGAAGGTACAGGAAACCCCATCCCTCGAGCCGACCTTCCTGCCCATTATCTATGAGGCCGATCCGCAGGCCGATTGGACAGACGAGCGCGTCTGGAAAAAAGCGAATCCGGCACTCGGTGATTTTCGCGACTTAGAAGAGATGCGGATTTCATGTCAGCGGGCGCAGCAGATTCCGGCGCAAGAGATGACCTTTCGGCAGTTGTATCTGAATCAGTGGACGGAATCATCGGCGCGCTGGATTCCGTTGGCGGCGTGGGATGCGTGTTGCGTGGTGACCGCATGATACTCATGGACGTTGACGAACAGCCGATTTACTGTCAACCGCAGCCCTGGTGGGCGTTTGGGTGGCATCGTGATCGCACATTCATGTGGCTCAAACTCGGGCCGCTCGTGCTGGAGCGTTACAAGATGGCATCTCCCCCACATGGTTCTGGTCGTTGGGAGTCATCAGTGAGGGTGTGGCGTCAATGACGCGCGACGATTACCGCCGCAGTCTCAAAGGCCGCCGCTGTTACGTGGGGATGGACCTCTCGAGCACGAAAGACTTAACCGCATTAGTCGCCGTGTTTCCTGATGGAGATGGCGGGTATGACGTGCTCGCGCAGTTTTTCGTGCCGAAGGACCACATCAAGGAACGCTCGGACACGGATCGAGCGCCCTATCGTGAGTGTGTGCAGCTCAAGGTGCTGACTGCCACGCCTGGCAACCAAGTGGACTACGAGTATGTCAGGCAGACGCTGAAGGATTGGGCGGCGGAATTTCAGATCCGCGAGATTGCCTTCGATCCGTGGAACGCAACGGACCTCGTGCAGCGGCTGCAGGAACAGGACGGGTTTATCTGTGTGCCCATGCGACAAGGCTTTAATTCGCTCTCCGCTCCGTCCAAGTCACTCGAGCGGCTCGTGCTCTCGAAGGCGATCCACCATGACGGCAACGTGTTACTGCGGTGGTGTATCGGGAATGTGGTGGTCGAACTGGACGCGGCCGGGAATATCAAGCCGTCCAAAGCGAAAAGCACGGAACGGATCGATGGGTGTGTGGCGTTGATTATGGGCATCGATCGAGCCGAGCACAATGCGGGCGCGAAAACGCCGACCTATACCTTCGCGGTCATCGGAGGCCGGTGAGTGGCCAAACCGGGACGGCCGGCCCTGGATCCATCCGCGCAGTATCCCTCGGCTGGTGTGCATGTGAAGCTCACCGCGCGCAAGTATGACCTCGCGGATAGGCATGCTCGTGAACGTCGTGAATCGCTGCCAGCGGTCCTCCGGCGTGCCCTAGACAAGCTATTGAAGGATGAACGTGGCGGCTGACCACATCGCGAAACAGTTACGGGATCGCTTGCGGTGGCTGGAGACGCGACGGCGTGACGCCTATCTCAAGTTCGACGGATTGCGGCAGGTCTTAACGCTCGGCTGGTCCCACAATCCTGAATTTGACCGCTATCGGTTGGGAGAGTTTCGGGCGGCTGTCCAGCGATTCGATGAACTGATCGCGCAACAGCAGGTCCTCATCGCTCGCCATCGTCGGAAGCCTGTTCCTTCAAAACCGCAGCGGCCGCAGTGCGCCTTTTGGCATCATCAGACCGATCGGTGCCACAAGAAGGCCAGTCTCGGATCGGTTTTCTGTTATTCCCATCGCGACGACCGTCACGCCGTACGGGCGAAGGCTGCTCGTGACGGGTGGCGGCCGATTCGTCATCCTGCTGATGACGGGAATATTCGCTGGCGTGAGATGCGGCCTTCCGATCCTGAGTCGGCCTGGTCGATGTCCTGCTGGAATGCTTTTGAACCCCTGTCATTCGGGATCAGCATGACCGATGACGACGACTTCTATAAAGACGCGACGCGGTTGTATCGTGTGCCGGCGGTCTTGAATTGGCCACACGGGCGTATCCGTCCCCATGTCCATCGGTGGAATGAGGGTAAACCAAGACATACGGGTGGTTTCCGCTGAGCCATTTAGAAACCTAAACTAGTCACTTTCTCTCGGCCCTTTCACACTCGTAGGCGGTGAATCGGGCCTATTCCCTCTTAGACATCAAGTCCGTTGATGGACCGCGTCGGCTGTTCTCTGGCACCGCTACGTCGCCGACTACGGATCGCGTCGGCGACCGCATTGATCCGCGTGGCGTGAAGTTCGCCAAGACGATGCCGCTGTTGCTCTATCACGACAGCCATAAACCTGTCGGTGAGGCGCGGTTCGGGAAGGCCACCAGCACAGGCATTCCGTTTGAGGCCCAAATCTCACAGGTGGATCGGCCTGGCGTCGTTCAGGATCGCATCAATGAGGCGCTGGATTCCCTGAACGCGACGCCGCCGCTGATTAAGGCCGTGTCGATCGGGTTCCGCGAGCTCGAACCTCCGACCTACAACAAAGAGACGGGCGGTTTCGACTTCTCGAGCATTGAAGTGCTCGAGCTGTCCATGGTCGTCATTCCGGCGAATGCCGACGCGACGATCGCCAATATCAAATCCTTCGACGTGGAACAACGGTCGGCGTTACGGCCTGCGGTTCCTCCACCTGCCGGCGCTACGGCTTCACCGCGGTCTACGGGCCGCAGTGGAACAGCAATGAAGAACACGAATGAACAGATTGCGGAGTTGCAGCAGAGGCGGATCGCGCTTGGCGATTCGATGAAAACCTTGATGGCCGGCGAGATGACCGAAGCCCAGGAAGCCGAATACGACGGCTATGTCAAGGAGTTGGACGCAACGGATACGCGCCTGACGAGACTCGAAGCGCTCGAGCGATCACAGGTCGCCAGTGAACCGCTGCAGCTCGTCTCGCATGGCAAGGGCAACGGTCGGAGTCCCTACCGGAACGTGTCCGTGAGCGAACCGGATCTCCCGCCTGGGATCGCCTTTACCCGTGCGGCGATCTGCAAAGTGGCGGCGCGGATGGACTACGAGCCCGCGTGGCGCATTGCCGAACAGCGCTACCCCTCCCATCCGAGCATTGCGAACTACTTGAAGACCACGATCCCCGGCGGCACCACGAGCGGCACCGGCTCCGGATCGCCCCAGTCCGGATGGGGTGATGACCTGCTGGCCCTCAATACCACGTTCGCCGGCGGGTTCATGGACTTCCTGCGCCCGCAGACGATCGTCGGCCGGCTCAACCTGACCAGGGTGCCGTTCAACACGCGCATTCAAAGTCAGACCACGGGCGGGTCAGCACTCTGGGTCGGCCAGGGCGTGCAGAAGCCGGTCACCAAATACGACTTCGACGCGTTGAATCTCGGCTTCGCGAAGATTGCCGCGATCTGCGTCCTGTCGGATGAGTTGATTCGCTTCTCCAGCCCGAACGCGGAAACGCTGGTTCGGGATCAACTCGCCAAGACGATCATCGAGCGGTTGGACCGAGACTTCATCGATCCGGACGTGGCGGCGGTAGCAAACGTCTCGCCTGCGTCGATCACACGCGGGGCAACCGTCCTCGCGTCGGCTGGGGCCTCGTTGGCCAATGCCAACACGGACATCCAGAACATCATCGGGCAGTTCATTGCGGTCAACCAGAACATCAGCAACCTCGCCTGGATCATGCCAAACAGCCTCGCGCTGTCGCTGTCGCTGATGTTGACCAGCTTGGGCAATCGGGCCTTTCCGACCATCGATGTCAATGGTGGCACGCTGGCGGGCTTCCCGGTCGTCACGTCGCAGTATGCGTCTGGCATCAGCACGAGCCCGACGGATCTGTTCATCGTGATCCTCCTGAATCAAAGCGAGATTTTCCTCGCGGATGACGGCACGGTGACGGTGGATGCGAGCAACCAAGCCTCCATCGAGATGTCGGATAACCCCTCGGTCGATGCTGGGAACGTCATGGTCTCGATGTATCAGACCAACCAGGTGGCCCTCCGCGCGGAGCGGTACATCAACTGGGCGCGTGGCCGGACGACCTCCGTGTTCGTCCTCGGCGACGTCCGCTGGTCCGCGTAAGTTAACCTGGTTTTCCTGGAGAACAGCTATGGCCCGAATTGCAGCAGACTTCCAACGGACGGCGTCCACGACGCTCTCCTTGGGCACGATGACCGCCGACGCGACCCGGCCGCGCCGGCTGCGCGTCTACGACATCATGTTCGGATCCGAAGCCACGCCCGCCGATGCGGCGTTGCTCTGGACGTTTCAACGGTGTACCGCCGCGGGTA